TCCTTTATAATTAATTGTAATAGTTCGTTTAGTCCTATTTCATCCATTAGAATCTACCCCCGTTAGTGTACCTTTTCATAGCACTTCTTCTTGTGTATTGACCTGTATGTGTGTTAAAGTCTGTTTCTCCAGTTGTTATTACCCCTTGTTTAACATACGCTTTATATGCAGAGCTACCTGGTTTATGGCCAACATAAGTACCTTCACCACTAGTTGTTTGAAAGGGTGAGAATGAACCTCCTCCAAAATATTTTCTTTTCATACCGTATGCCGCTTTAGGTGCAGACATCATAGCTTCTTGTTGTAAAACGTTATTTGCTAAACCTTTCCCTACATTCACCATTTGCTGTAGGCCTACTAATTGATTCATCTTTTCAAGATAAGGATTATTCATTGTTGGCGCACCTGATGCCCCTACCATTCCTCCTTGATTAAACTCAACAACATTCTTAGCAATATATGGATTACCTGTCATTAATGTATTTGGATCCATAGACCCTTCTGCTATATCAGAACCACCGCCTGTACCTCCTCCAGACTTCTCTCTTATCATAGTATTTCGGGATACTTGATTTAAATTTGCGAATAAGCTTTGTAGATTTTGATCTTCTTGTGTCATAACGTAAGGTTTAAGTTTTTACAAAGATATAAAAAATTTTTATTTTTTTTGTGAGGGAGGGATACTATATGCTTAAAACCCCCATTGGTTTTCAAAACTTTGGATACCCTATCCCCTTTTTCCTTTTACTATTTTAAATAAGTATTAATTAAACTATATAAATATATTATGAAAGATTTACTAAACAAAGTAGCAACAGTAGCTGGACACACAGCTGCAATCATCCAAATCAATGCTAAAGAATATACTTCTGAAATGAAGTCACATTACTTAAAAGCAAAACAAAAGAGAGACAATTAGTCTCTTTTTTTTACATTATCTGTGAAAATACTATAAATATTGCGGATATAAGTGTGAGTGTGATACAGTCTAACACCCTTAATAACTATACTATAATACCTATAAACACTATAAGTATTAAGTTAAAACATTGATAATCAATCAATTAATACATAAGTAATGATTATAATGAGTATATACTATATGTTCTAATATATTTAGCTGATTAATACAATAACTAACTATTGAGTTTGCGAAGTTATACATTTTAAATGACATTGTCAAGCGTTCTAGCTATTTTTTACAACAAACTATACTCCTTAATATATTTAGCTGATTAATTTTTACTATTAATAATAGGTTTAACTACTACAATATTACTCATATTGTGTAATAACAGTAGGATAAACTATATTATGTATTGGTTTTCCCTTATTGCTTTGGGATGTAATACCACACACATAGGTTAGCAACCAATTGTACTGCATGTACATCACTTAAAGTGGTTAAACTATTACAAGATTGAGTCTTCGGACTCTCTCTTTTTTTTACTAGCTCGTAACCATATGCTTCGCATATATCTCAGATCTACGATCTGGTTACTCGCTTATCTCTCATCATTACTGTGTTCGTTTCACTCACTAATAATATATCACTCTAATTGCTCCGCATATGTTTTACTATTAATAATAATTAACTAATATATATATTATGTACACAAAATTACTCAGCACACCATTACTTAAAATGTCTCATCAACAATTATTACAGTATGTTCAATGGCAATCATTCATACTTGATTTAATTGATAACGATATTCATTCATTTTATCAAATTACAGGCCTTAATGCTATTCCAATGAATAAAGACCACAGCATTAACATTATTAAAATAGAACAATCATATCTTAATAATACAATCAATTAACTATTATAGGTCGGAGCTAACGCTCCTTCCTTTTTACTATTTATAATAAGTTATTAATTAATATATATACATTATGCCTGAGATAATCACAACACAAGAAGAATTAAATATCTTCAACAACTTAGTGGCTGATAAAATTCAATCACTAAAAGAATTTAAAACATTACAATTAGAATGGTTTATTTATTGTGACTTTTTAGAAACAATCAATACAAAACCATTATCAATGATAGATTATTATGAACTATCTATTTAAAACTATGGAGCCTAACGGCTCCTTTTTTACTATTAATAATAGATAAATTAATTACTTACTAATACATATTATAATATGAAACTTACAGACATCAGTTGCACTAACTGCAACAACACAACAGCATTTGAGCATTCACACAACTTAGTTGAGTGTACATCTTGCTCAACAACAATTCACATGGATACACCAGTATTCCATACATACAAAGTAGAACCTTTGCACGATATAATGGAACAGCGTGCTAAAGACAAAGCAGTAATAGATATGCAATTAGCAAATATGCCATTCATAGATTGGTCTACTTGCTTTGAGGATATGGTACAAGATTACTGTTATTCTATAAGAGACGTAAACATAAGAGTGGATTAGTCACTCTTTACATAAGAAAGGTGAAAGAATAATCATTGCAATACAGCATCAACTGCCGCAAGAGAGCGAGCCCACCCACCTTTCTTTTATTTAACCTAAACATTAACTAAACAAATATAAAACTATGAGTATATCAAACAAAGAATTTATGAGTAAATTCCAAGGAGATAAAGACACCTTATCTAAACCTGTATTCAATGATAAAGAATACAAAGAGTTAAAAAATCAAATTCAACGAAAAGAATGGATACAAGAAACTGTAAATGCTTTTGCAGATATAAACGCAGAATGTGAAGCAGAAAGAAAGGAAGAAGAAGAATTTCAACAATCACTTCGTAAACCTAAACATTAACTAAACAAATATAAAACTATGGAAAATTTAATTGACACAGAATATGAAAGAGGATGGGATGATGCTAATGAACGCTCATCAGAAATACTAAAAAAATGTAAAGGATGGATTGAACATTTAATAGAAACAGGCGAGTACACTCGTAATCACAAAACTTTAACTGATCTATTAATAAATATACAAAATACAATAGCACCTACTAACAACTCTCCACATTTTGTTTATCACCATTATTATCATGGAATAAATAAAACAGGAGCAGAAGCTTATAAATGGTTCTTAGAAACAGGTGACTATCTAGATATTGAACAAAAAGAGCTATTACCCTTTACAATAGATATATACTTTAGTGATTCGGAAACTGAAAGAATTTCATTTAAAGAAACAATGGACTATTTCATATCTGAAGCAAAGAAAGGTACAACTATATTAGTAAGTGGAAGATGGTATAAAGATAATCGTGGAGATATACTAACTATGTTATTTGATGGTTGGCCAACGGAACCAGGACAACCTAATGAAATTGCTGATTTAATATGCAATAAATTTATTATTCAATCATCTGTAAGAAGATGGGTAGAATATGCTCAAGAAGATGGATTTAGAGCTATGCGTAAAAACGATTTTATGGATGATTCTAAAAACATGAATAAACTTATTGAAAGTGTATAACATATTAAACATCTATCTTAAGGCTATAGACTTAGTTAATAAACTATACTTCTATAACTTCTAGTTATTTACTATTAACTATAACAATATATAATCCCTGTCTAATCTGCCGAATGAAAGTAACGGGAACAAACAGTGGACCTTGGCGTGCAAGTCGTAGGGGATTATTTTTACTATTTACAATAAACTAATTATTAATTAATAGCTTGTGGCTTAACCACTAAACTAAAAATGGCAACAAAAGCAAAAAAAGCAACAAAGAAATCAGTAGCAAAGAAAGAAACTAATTTCGCATCAGGAGTATTTATTAAAGAAATAACATTTGATAATGGTAACACTTTAATGAAGATAAACTTTGATGCAAGAAAGTTCTGCAACTGGATGAAAGAGAATGTAAATGCAAATGGTTATGTTCAAACAGATGTATGGAGTAACAAAGAGGGTAGTAAATTCACTCACAGTATGAGTCATAATGACTACAATCCTCAAGCTGCTGCTAAAGCAGAACTACAAGAGACTGTAGAAAATCTGCCATTCTAATGAGTATCATTGGAACTGCATTCTTCGCTGCCATAGGTTATTATATCATAGTATATAAAGCCTTAGGCAGGCGTAGACTAGTAAAGACTCAGACATTCTGGGACATACTGTTTACCGTATTACTACCTATGTTATTTATAGGTACATTCAGTGGCTTAGCTACAGCTGTTATTGCAGGAGTATTATTCTCTATATTCACAGCATTAACACCTAAACCGTTGACAGAAGAAGAATTAAACAACTACAAATAAACAGGTCGGAGCTAACGCTCCTTCCTTTTTTACTATTCTATATAATACTAACTAAAACTTTTTACCATGAAAGAACCTTATGAAATCACATCAGCTTATCTGAAAGATTTAAAAAAACTAATTGATGCAAAATCACCTGACATCAGTAAATATGATATCGCACATGCATCATTTAGAAAGAAATATGCAGACAGTATTATACACTACAAGAATGCTAAAACACTTGAAATACAATACCTTAGCGGTGCTGTAAGAAAATTCTCTAAATATAATGAATTTATAAAAAGAGTAAATATGGCTAATGAAGAATATAAGCCATTAAGAAGAAAACACATATCTAGATACTATAAGATAGTAAATGCTTTTACTAAGCATAGAGCTAGATTTAAAACTAAATATAAAACAATTGCTAGTCGCATTAGTCCCCAACAGATTAAAGCATTAGCATCACAAATATAAAGAAAGAGACGTGCGCAGAAGCCCTGCAGGCAGCTTAAAAGCATGCATCACTAACCTCTTTCTTGTTATAAGAGAGGTAGGTACACAGTAGCTAAATCCTATGCCAAGGGTTGTTACATATAGATAGCATGCTAAAGAGGGTTTTCCTCGCTATCGGTCTGATTCTACCTACCTCTTTTTGTTATAAGAACAGGCACAACAAATAAGGCTGTAAATACTATATACGTATTTACTTAGTAAGAGTAGCTCTCTTACTGTACCAAGCACGAATATAGTCTGTGTCATAGACATCTCGCGAGCTGTACTATAGCCTGTTCTTTTATATACCTGCTATGCGGTTCATTAAGTAACCTGCAATGCGGTACATGTACAATACTGGTGAAGAGTAGTTTCAGTCACTCAAGGGTTGTGCATTAATAGGTTGAGGGTAGTGGTAGCGTGTGGCCACGGAATGATAACTAACGTTTGCTGTTATCCTACTACTCTCTTCCTTTTTTATTAACTAAAAACAAATAATTATGAAATCAATAATAATAGCATTATGTATGCTACCATTTATATCTATTGGACAAATTAAAAACTGTACAATAGAGTCATTTGCCAACTATCATTATGATTGGGATTACGATAAAGATAAAATACAAGTATATGAATCAGATACTTATATTACTAAATATGAAATATACAAAACATATTTTATTGTAACTTATTACGATTATAATGATAAAATTAAAAGCAAAAAGAAAATACACTGGAAACACCTTATTACAAAGGAAAATAAAATACATGTTTATTATGCAGAAGAAATTAACTTTAAGTATGTAATAAATGAGAATGAAAAAAGAATATATTCTTATTATAACTATAACAAATTAATGGACGCATACAAAGATGCTTCTGTTGATATTTATTAACTAAAACAAATAATTATGCCAAATTGGTGCTGGAATCACCTAGAAGTATCAGGTGACGAAAAACAACTACATGAATTTGTAGAAAAATCTATGAATGCTCATGAAGAAACAGAGTTTTCATTTGAAGGAACGCTTCCTCGTGGTGATCGTAAAGATTGGTATCAATGGAGTATAGCTAATTGGGGAACTAAATGGGATGCTTGCGAACCACATATAAACCATGATGATAAAGATTACTTTTCTGTAAACTTTGAATCAGCTTGGGGTCCTCCTGTCTTATGGATAAGAGGTATTATGAAAGACTTTCCTGACTTATCTTTTACGCTAGAATATGAAGAACCAGGAATGTGTTTTGGTGGCAGACTAACAGCACAACATGGAGAAATATGGGATGATTTTACATGGGATTTAGACGCAGCTTCAGAATGCTGTGAAGCAGAAGTATCACACAATGACGACTATATAGCTACATGTCTTGTGTGTGGAGAAGAAACAGAAACAATAGATATGAACACGGCTGATATAAATCCTGCTAAAATTAAAGTAAATGGAACCAATGAGAATTAGAAAAATAGGAGAAAGAGTTTATGAGTCTTACGATGCATGGAGAGCATACATAGAAAGACAGAAAGAACTTACTATTATTAAAAACAAACTAATACCTTCTGTCAATAATTTAAAAGACAGATTGGAAAGCATTAGCAATACATATCTTGGTGAAAGAGGTTTATACTTTGAAATGGAAAAAATAAGAAATAAAACAACAGATCTTAAAAAAGATATATTGAGATTTTTAACTTTAAAACAATTTAGAAGATGAATAAAACAGAAACAACAATATCATTTAATGTAAGTAAAAACATTAACATAGGTAATTTTGAGTCAGTAAAAATTAATTACGGTCAAAGCATTACAATAGATCCTACAAAACCTCTTGCAATACAAAGAGAAAAGTTAATTGAAGAATGCTACAATGTAGTTAAGAAAGAAACACAAATATGGCAAGGACTTAAAGCTGTGCAACATGTTGATAGTCAAAAGAATACAAAAGCTACTAAAGCTAAAAGCTCATATAGTAGTTTTGCAGATCAACAAAAGCACTAATGAAATCATATTTGTTAAAGAAGCTTATAGCAGGCTACAAGGTTAATCCTAGACACTCTGGGCTTGAGCTTGTTGCCCTGCCTTATAAGTATACTAACGAAAAAATACTTGTCAGACACAGTGACAAGAAGATGGTAATAGATCAAGACACTCCATTACTTGGAGAACAAACGTTTCCAGATAAGTTTGGTAGAGATAAAACATATACTCTTTACTATTATCAATGGCAACCTAGTAAAAATCAAATAAAATTAGAATTATGAAAGAATATCGTGTAACATTTAGTTTAGGAGGAGATAAACAATGGATATCTGTTTGGGCAGATAGTATAAAAGAGGCTAAAGAAACAGCTTTAGAATCAATTTCTGTTGTAAATATAGTTGAAATAAATTAACATTATGACATCAACAGAAATAACAAATTACTTAACTAATGAGTATGGTGAATGTAGGCATGATGCTTATGCTATGGCAGAAGCTATAAATCAAACACAGCAAGACATGGACTATGATAATGAGTGGGATTTATTTCATTTATTAGTAGAAAATGAACCAATACCGTCTTTAAATACACATAGTTATGGTTTTCACACTGCAAATGGCAGAGGTATAATAGAAAGAATTAAAAGTTATTATCATGAATTTAATGGAAATTAAGTCTTTAATTAGACATGACAGATGGGTTACAGTACAGCCTACTAGATCAGGTGTATGGAAAGCTTACATTTATAAAAACATAGTTTCAGGGTGGAAAGTAGAGTATTCTACTAAAGCTAAAACTCCTGAAGATGCATATGAATGGATAGAAGAAACTTTAGAAAATATTAAACTATGAAAGAATACGAACTTAGAGTAACTAGAGAATACACTACAAGTGTAATTTTAAGATTTCCTGATGATGGAAGAGATCACAAAATAAGTATTGGTGAACAAATCATGGATGGCGATGACGCTATATGGGATATGATAGCTGAAAAAGAACTTGAGCAAATGGATATAGCTCATGAAAATTGGGAAATTAATGAACTAAAACAACAATAATATGAGAGCAGAAGATGTGGTAGGAAGAGTTACAACCTTAATATCTAAAGAACTAAAAGCTAGTCAAGAAAATAAGGAAAAAAAGTCTGGCGAATATTTGCTAGGTAAAAATGAAGCATACAGTAAAGTACTGGAAGAAATAACATTAACATTAACTAACGATTTATACAAAAACCTTAAATAATTATGGAAGAATTAACATTAAAAGAGCAAATAGATAAATTAGTAATATCAAAATCACTAGCTGTAGATAACTTAGATGCTGTAACAAATGCTTTAGATGAGTTGATAAAACAAGAAAAGCAACTAAGCTTACCAAAAATAAGTAGCGATACTTTTGATAAACTATTATCTATTGTAGAGGATTGTATAACTAACAATAGAATTGAAACAGGAAATAATGTTGATGTTTATTACAGCATAAACGACAATGAAATTGACGCTGAAATTACGCTAACTAGTTACTTTACTGGTGAAGTTCTTAGTGATATTAGAAGCGCTATAGATGAAAGTGATTTCTTAGCAATTATTGAAGATGGGAACTAGATCATTAACCAAAGTAATAAGAACCTGGGAAGATACAACAGGTAAAAAACACAGACAACCACTTACATGTATGTACCGTCAATATGACGGCTACATGAGTGGTCATGGTGCTGAATTAGCAGAATGGTTATCTGGATATACAGTTGTAAATGGTATACCTTTAGATAAGTCTGAGCCTATGTTTAATGGTATGGACTGTCTAGCAGCACAAATGTTTGTACATTTTAAATCAAGCGGATGCAAAGATGATGGAACACCAACATCTAATGTGGGAGGTATATACTGTATGCATCCTGACGCTTCAGAATGCTGGGAAGAATATCTATATGAAATATCAGAAGAAGATAAACAAATACACCTAACAGTGTATGAAATAGATAGTAGAAGCGAAGCTACAGAGATATTTCATGGAACACCAGAAGAATTATTAACTAAATTAGAATTAGATTATGCTTAATACAGAACAAATTTTAGAACAAAATGGACTTAACTGGAATGTAGTTAAGAAACCCCTGCTTTATGCAGGAGAGTGCACAACAGAAGCTAATAACGGACTACACTCTACAGATTACTATGGTATAGTAAGAGAAGACACTGGAGAAGTATTTGCTACAGTAAAAGAAGCATACACTCCTACACAAAATCATACTATTATAGAAACTATGCAAGAAATTGCTGGTCAGAATGATTTAGAAATAGTAAAAGCAATGCCTTTTAATGAAGGTAGAAAAGTAATGGTACAGATGAAACGCCCTAACAATCATATAGTTATAGGTGGGCAAGATACTGAGCAATACATATATGCTATTAATAGTCATGATGGATCAAGTAGTCTTAAGTTTGGGTTTATGAATAAAGTTATATTCTGTCAAAATCAATTTGGATGGCTAAACTCTAATGCAATATCAGGTTATAAACACACACAGTCTATACAGGATAAGGTAAAAGAGCTACCAACTATAATTAACTTTACAGCAGAAGAAGAAAAGATTGCTGAACTACAATACTTTAGTGGTCAATCAATTGGTAGAGATGCTATGGAAGAAATGCTATTTAGTCTTACTAAAATTGATATAGCTTTGAGTGCTTCGGAACTAAAAAGTTTTTCTACAAGATCTATGAATATATATAATGACTTACAGCATTGTATAATAGAGGAAACCTCTAGGGTAGGGTTAACTAAATGGGGTTTATTTAATGGTGTAACTAAGTATACTACACATATGAAATCTGCACCATTAAGAGATAATGGTAGACAGGAAAGTATTATTACTGGATCTGCTGGTAAAATGAACGAAAACGCATACAAGTTTTTGTTAAATTATTAAACAACATGAGAGGGGGCTAACGCCCCCTTTTACTATTATTAATTAATTAAAATAATAAAATTATGGGAGCAACAAATTTCGGAGATCTAGCAGTAGGTAGATACAAAAACGCGTCAGAAGCTTATAATAGCTTAGTAGAAGACGCATTACATGATTATGGTCATGATAGTTACAATGGTACAATATCAACAACATCAGGCTTTAAAATGCGTGATGATAACCCTAGGTACGGAACTAAAGCTTTTAGTAAGTGGGAAGATAATATGCTTGAATTTGCAGATAAATGGGGAGATTGTATTTGTGTAGAAATAACAGGAGCAGTTTTAAAAAGACTAAAAGAAAGAAATGGCTATAAAGGTAAAAAAGGTATCAAAGCTTTTTACTTTACTGGATGGGCAGCATCTTAAAATAATAAAATTATGAAAGAATTTAATTTAATGCGACTTATGGATAGTTGATGCGTAACAATAGATAGAGAGTATTATGATGAGCTTATGGACTATTTACTTGAAGGTGATGTAGATTTAAACGAATTAAACATTGATAATATAGTAGTAAATGGGGTACAATTCCTAGAAATGGGAGCTCAGGGTCTACAAGATTTCTACATTTTAAAAGAAACCGACACTGGATGTTGGGTAATATAAAATAAATGAATTATGGAATACAAAATTGAAGGAAAACCAGTAGAACAATACTGGACAGAAAAAACTGCTAAACATTTAGTTGGAAAGAAAATAACAAATGTTGAATATATGAATAGAGCAGAAATGGAAGACTGTGGCTGGTATAAAAGGCCAATAGCTATTCAATTAGATAATAAATATTGGTTAGTGCCAATGATGGATGATGAAGGTAATGATGGTGGGGCTATATCCACTACATTTGAAAAATTAAAAATAATACCAGTAATATAATGATAGACGAACTACACAATCAATATTTTGAAGAATTATACAATTCTCAAATGAAATGCATTAATAATAGTGTAACAAGAGACGCTAAAAGAGTTATCTTAGATTTAATGAATGTTATAGTAGACAAAGCTCCTAGCAAAGAAAAAGATGGAGCTGTTGAACATGCTTTAGAATGGTTAAGCAACAATCCATCATGAAGTTAGAAGATGCTAAGATTAATTTAGATATTAATTTTACATTAGCCTTGGTGAAATGTTTGAGTGAGCAGCTGCATACTATGCAGTGGTCTCATTCTCATCAGGTTAAGCAAAAATTTAATAAATTACTTAAAGTTGCAAAACTTTATGAAAAAGAAATAGACAACTCTATGCATGAATCAAATGATGAAACTATTGAAAATATATATGATGCTTTAATGGATTCTATATGTGCGTCTAAAGAAATTGCTATTCAAGAATTTAAAAAAGATAATAATTATGAGTGATGAAGTTACTACTTGCTGTGGAAGCAGCTTTGAAGATAGTTGGATATCAGACTGTTGTAGTGTAGAAATGTATTCTGATTCAGATATATGCCCATCCTGTAAGGAGCATACAGATACAACAGGATATATATGTAATGAATGTGGAAATTGGACTGAAGATCTAGAAGAAAAATATGAATACGATGCAAGAATGGAAGAAAATTATCTTGAAGAAAAAGCTGATGCTAAGCGTAAGTATGGCGAATAATGATATATTTGTTAGCTAAAATTTAAAATTATGGATAACAATGAAATAGAAGAAACATTACTGGGCAAGCTTATAGTAAAGCCAGAATTAATAGATAAATACAGTATGCTATTGCACGAAGATTTGTTTGAGTATGATTTTAATAAATCTACATACCACGCTATCATAGAACTGCACAGTAAAAGTAAAACTATAGATATACTAACAGTATCTAAACTAATTAAAGGAGATAAGGTTGTGCTAGGATTATCACAGATGACTGATAGAGCCTTTGATTTTATGGAAGTAATAACATGTGTAGGCGTGCTAACAGAAGAGTTTCAAAAACGCACACTTACTGGTATAGTGCATGATGTACATAATCAACTAAGCAACAGAGATGAATTAGAGCTTATAGTTGGTAATTTAACTACAGAAATGTCAAAGCTACAAATAGGTAAGCCAGAGGTCTTAGGAGATATAAATTCTCAGATCAAAGATTTCCTAGATGACATACAAGTAAGAATGAATAGTGATGGTTTGCTAGGAATTGCTTCTGGATTTCAAGCTATAGACAGGTTTACTGGTGGTTGGCAAGAAACAGATTTAATTATTGTAGGTGGCGCATCGTCAATGGGTAAGACTAGTTTTGCGCTTGCCTTAGCTTATAACGCTGCTTTATACACTAATACTCCTACTGTTGTGTTTTCTTACGAAATGAGTGCATTACAATTGCTTAGAAGGCTTGCATCTATGGATTCTGGTATTAGTAATAGATATATTACCAATGGAACGCTAAACGATGATGAGCTTAAGAAAATACATGAGTCAATTTATGCTATACAAGAAACTCCATTACATATTGACGAAGGTAATATAACATCATTAAATTATTTAGTGCATAGGATTAAAGAATATGTAAAAAATAAAGATGTTAAGCTTGTTATGATAGATTACTTACAGTTAGTTAGTTGTAAAAGTAAATCTGGAACTAGAGAGCAAGAAGTTAGTCAAGTAGCTAGAACTCTTAAAAATCTAGCTAAAGAGTTAAATATCACTATAATAGCTTTAAGTCAATTAAACAGAGGTGTTGGTATGAGAAACAATAGTAAGCCAACATTATCTGATCTTAGAGAATCAGGCGAAATAGAGCAAGCTGCTGATGTAGTAATGCTTATATATCGTCCTGAGTATTATGGTATAGAATTTAACGATAGTGGAGAAAAAAGTCAAGGAACTGCTAACATCATATTTGCTAAGGGTAGGAATATAGGTGTTGGTGAAGTAACTTTAACTTTTAAAAGTGAAATAACTAAATTTACAGATTATGAAAAAATATAACTTTATAGGTAAATACCCAATGATAGCTGTAACGCTTATTGCGGCAGCAGTTTTTGTTGTAGGTCCTGTATTATTTTCATTGATTGTAGCAGGTATTATTGTACTTCCAATGTATTTAGCTGTTCAATTGTTTGGAGATAACGATTAAATACTTATATTTGCCAGCATATGAGTGGTAAAAATAAAGAGAAAACTACAATACGAGCTATAGTTTCAGAGATAGCACATGACTTAGGTATTGATAAAAAACTTGTCAGACAGGTGTTACTGTTAACATTTAAAGAAATAGCAGTAACTTTAATATTAAGAGGTAGGCCTGTCATGATAAGAAGATTTGTAAAATTTGTAGTAGCTGCGTCTGCTGCAAACAAAATGAGAAAAGATAAATTAGAAAAAGAAAAAAAATGAATTTAAAAGATTTAAGTAAAGAACTGCCATTCAAGTGGCGCGTGCAATCTACTAAGTTTGGAAAAACAACTTGTGTTGCGTATATAGATGCTAGAGATTGTCAAGACTTATTAGATGAGGTAGTAGGTCCAGATAAATGGCAGAGTATGTTCTATGAAGAAAACAATTTATTGTTTTGTAAAATAGGTATATTAACAGGTGATAACTGGGTGTGGAAATCAGACACAGGATCAGAGTCTAAGGTAGAAAAAGATAAGGGTCATGTGTCAGATGCATTTAAACGTGCATGTGTATCATGGGGTATAGGTAGATTCTTATATAGATTACCAATACAAACTTTAACTACAAAACAATGGAAGGGTAAAGACTATCCATATGCTCCAGAGAAAGATAAGATTATCTTTGATGGAGATACATTAACTAAGTATATTAACTGGAAAATTAAAAACAATAAATAATGAGTGCATTACCGTTTAATTTAAACGCAACAACAACAAAAAGAGCTGTAGGTGAAAAAGTAGAATACATTACACCTGGAGCACACGAATGTAAAATAACAGGATTAACTACATCGGAACAATTAGAAGACTACAAAGGGTCTCCATTTATACAATATGCCGTGACAAGTAACGGTAAGGTTGGTAGATGTAGATTTTGGGTGGTAAAAGAAACTGATAAACAATCAACACAAGAATGGAAAAGTAAGCAAATTAAAGACTTTCTTGTAAATTCAGGAGTACAAGACTTCAGTGATGACAGTAAAGCTATGAATGAAGCTATAGGTAATAGCTTAATGGTTACGTTTATATCAGAAGAATACATTAGTAAAAACAGAGATAATCAAGAGCCTGTAATTAGAACTGCTACTAAGTATAGATGGTCTGCTAAGTCAGGAGGTAAATGTACATATAATAATGACATGAACCAGACTCTAACTGATGATCAAATGGCTGATTTTAGTAAGCAACATTCTGATTGGTCAAATGCAAATAGCTCTATGAATGCTGCCGCATCAGATGATGACATGCCTTTCTAAAGATATGTAAATGAGAGAGATAACAGATCCCTAGGATCAGGTAAGTGTCCTGCTAGACAGGTTAAACTTTTAAGATTTAAGTGCGCCAAAACTCCAATGGTGAAACTCTCAAATTTATTATTATCTTTGCATTATGGCAGAGATATTTATAGCAGGAAACGTCCCATCTAGTAAGAACGGAAAACGATGGACGGGAAAGTATTTAATCCACTCTAAAACAGTTATGAATTACATAAAAAACACAAAAGAGGATTGGGTTAATAATAAAAACAAATTTGAAGAACTAGTGAAAGGCAAGGAGATACCATATAAAATAGAATTTACATTTATAAGAAATAGTAGAAGAAAATTTGACTATATAAATCCTTGTCAAACAGTTCAAGACTTAATGGTAAAATATGATTATATTCAAGATGACAACTGTGATTGTATTATCCCTAGTTTTGGAGAATACAAATACAACAAAGAAGATTCAGGAGTAATAATAAAAGTATTATGACAAATACAACAATTTTGAACAACTTTATTACAGACTATTGTGAAAGAGTTGATATATCACTAGATGTATTGAAATCTAGAAGCAGAAAAAGAAATATAGTAGAAAGAAGAATGGTTATTGCGCATGTATTAAGAAACAGAGTCGGGCTAACGCTCAAGCAGGCAGGAAACTGTATTAATAAAGATCATGCAACTGTAATACATTATAACAAAGCTATAGAAAATTTCTTAGTAGTATACCCTCACATAAAAGTCTTATACAGCCACGCTGTACAGTCTTATGAGAAATTTAAAATACAACTACATTCTACTTATGATATAAATATCACAAAGTATGAGAGAGAAACAAAACTAGTAGACATACTATTAGGAAATCAAGAAAAATTAAAACAAAAAATTAATAACTTAGAAAAAGCATTATATGGCAAAGAAAAGTAAAAAAGTAGAAGTAAACATTATGGGATCAAAGTACAAAGTAGATGAAGATGTAAATAAAACATTACAAGCCCTATCAGAAGCATTGCATTCTCATGAGGTTGCGTTATTAACTTGGGCACACAAAGATTATAATGGAGCTGAAGTTTATGATTTAAATGGATTTAGAGATGCATTAAATGAGTATTGTCTGAACATACCTGAAGCTGAAAATATTCTAAAAAGAATGGTAGAGCTAGACAAGCAACATTTAGATGATGCAGAAAAAAGAAAAGAAGGAATTAGTGCTGAAGAGTTTTACAAAAAAGAAGACAAGCCTAAGAAAGAACAGGGAGCAAATTAGTAGTAACTACTTTGTAGAACTTTCTTAGTTTGTTTTTAATTGCATAGAGGCCCTCTTTCGGGAGGGCTTTTATGTATTATAACAAAAAAATGAAATTAATAAAAGATCACAACTTATCACATCACAACTACTACGAAGATACTGAATATGTATCTAACAGTATGTTGTGCAACCTTACTGGTAAATCACCAGAATATTTTAGATTTGCTTTAGATAATCCACAACCGTCTACACCTGCAATGAAATTTGGATCTGCATTACACATGAATGTATTGCAACCAGAAGAGTTCAATAAACATTACGCTGTATCTCCTAAGTTTGATAAAAGAACTAAGCAAGGAAAAGCGGATTACGCAGAGTTTGTAAAAAACAATATATTTAAAACTGTTATATCAGAACAAGACTATCATTTAATAGAACAAATGACAGAAAAGCTAATGAGAGATGACGATGCTAAGCTTATGCTAACTAATGGTCTTAAGGAGCAAATTATAGTATGGGAAAACGAAGAGCATGATGTTAAGTGCAGAGGTATGCTTGATGTATACAATAAAGATGCTAATATTATAGTAGACCTAAAAACAACACAAGATAGCTCTTATTACGGCTTTGCAAGCTCTGTAAGGAAGTTTAAGTATTATAAGCAAGCTGCATTCTACATGGATGCTGTAAAGGCTCATGAGTTCTATATTGTAGCAATAGAAAAAAGTCCACCATTTAGTATTAACATTATACAAATAGGTGATGACTTACTAGACAAGGGTAGAGAATTATATAATAGAGATTTAGAAATTTATAAATACTGTACTGATAATGATTATTGGCCTAGTCAAGGATTTGATTATCTAGATAAGAAATCAGAAAGAAGTATACATATAATGAATGAAAATATATTATAATGAATCCACAATTCAAACAAAAGTTTATAAAGTATTTATTTAAGCTTATTCCAGCTAACATAAGGAAGGAGTTTGGGGATTTTGAAATGACAGAATACAATACAGGATATATCAGGATGCATGGAGGTAACGTGCATTCTGTATATCTTATCTGTAGACCCTCTAAGCATTCTGAATTACAAGGAGAGATATTTGTTAAATATAAGTATAAAGAAAAAGACTTTGTTTATGACAAGATATACTACAGGCCTGATGGCTGTAATGAATACAGGTACAACAAAGACTTTGATATAGACGCTATATATCTTACAGGATACTCTATACTACCTACTTTAGACCCTATAACTAAAAAGCATTTCTTTGAAACTCTAAAAGAATGGGAGCAAACAGATAATATTCTAAAAGAAACTAATGAATATGTATCTGCATATCAGGTTATTAAAAATAAAGAAAAGGTAAGAATAGCTTATATAATATGCTCTGATAAGATTACATCAGTAAATGATGAAACACAGAAAATAGTAGATAGTATTACAGAAAATTTTACTATTAAAAATTGTATATACGGCTGTAAAGGAACTTTAGAAAAAGATAAAGTTATAAAATCAGACCCTATATACTTAATAGTATATGATAAAAACGCAGAAAATATAGCAAAACAATTAAAAAAGAAAGTATGAAAAATTCAGTAGTATTTGAGGGAGGTATTGATAAAGTTAGTACCTTAGCAGACGGTAGCTTAAGAGTTTATTTAGGAACTCCTGAACTGTCTAACGAAACAATGGTAAACTTATTTGGTTTAATTAAGAAGCCTGGTTACGTATTAATATCAACAAACACTATCAATCAAGATCAGATAGATGCAGTTGAGAAAGCTACAACGAACGCAGAGTTTAGTGAGAAAACGCCTAGTCAAAGAATGAGAGGTGTATTGTATAAGCTTTGGGAGAAAACACAACCTAAAACTATGAATGGAGATAGTGGTGAAATAGAATATGTAGATTTTGATTTATTTTACAAAAGACAAATGAATAAAATAATTGATCACTTTAAAACAAAATTAGACTAATGGGTAAACACAATAAATATTATTATGAATTTGATAGAAATATGGACTTTACTAGAAATATAAATCCTAAGATGAAAATGTCTAAAAAAGAATTAAGATTAAAAGACAATAGAGTTCCAGATTACTACAGAGGTAGAAATGGATATGAAGCGAGAAAAGTTTGTGATAATTTTGATTTACCATATCATTTAGCTACAGCCACAACTTACATTTTACGCGCATACCATAAGCACGATACTCCTGTTGATTGTTTAAAGAAAGCAATAGCGCATTTAGAATTTGAATTAGAAAAAATAGATGATCAAAAAAGTTAACAGAAAAACATTTAAAATACGACCATCTGGTAGGTCTACAGATTTTATATCCCCTAGCTTTGGTTATGGCTGTTTGTATAACTGTTCTTATTGTTATATGAAACGCCATAAACCTAGAGGGTTATCTGTAGCTACAAACACTGAAGATATTTTAACTGAAATTAATAGTCATGCTGCATTTGCAGTAGTTGACAAACCAAACCAAACACATGAGAAATATATAACTTACGATATAAGTTGTAATGAAGATTTTGCTCTTCACGCTAAACATCATGAGTGGAAAAAAATATTTACATTCTTTAAAAATCATCCTGATATTATGGGTAGTTTTGCAACGAAGTATGTTAATCCAGATTTAATTGAATTTGATCCTGAATGTAAAATACGTATCAGATTTAGCTTAATGCCACAGCGCAAAGCTGATATACACGAGCCTAACACATCTAAAATTATAGACAGAATTAAAGCTATTGATGCTTTTATAGAAGCAGGTTATGATGTTCATGTGAACTATAGCCCTATTATAGTATACGAAGGATGGTTAAACGATTACTTTGAGCTTTTTAGCATGATGAATGATTATGTACAGTATAAAGAGCAAGTATTTTCAGAGTGTATATTTTTAACTCATAACTTTGAAAGGCATACGTTAAACTTAAAAAATCACCCACAAACAGAAGTAGATATATGGACTCCTAATATACAGGAAACTAAAACATCCCAGTATGGTTGTGAAAACATTAGATATAATTACAAGCTTAAACGAGAATATATTAATCAATTCAAAGAACTACATGGTAAAGTAATACCATGGAATAAAATTAGATACATATTTTAAAATGGGAATATTTACATTAATAATAGTTATATTAGCAACTACTAGTTTATTTATATATGCATATAAATTTAACCTAGAATTACAAAATAATAAATTAATAAAAAACTTAGAAGAGTATGCCAAAAAAGAGGAAACTAAACAGCAAAAATCCAAAATACTGGGACCAAAGCAAGCTAAAAGAAAAAGAAATAAAAAAGAAAGAACTCGTATGTACCACGTCTAATGGCACTAAAGTATACAAAACATGGTACGTTTAATTTAATTGTAATATGGCTAAGCTAATAAATAAAATAAAATACATTCTGCATAGACTAGGGTTTCACAGCCCTAGCTGCAGAAGAAGAGTCTATACTACAGAGCAAGACTATTTATGTTTAATAACGGGTAATACCCACAAAAAATTTACACTATGATGAAAGCAGTAGGCGCTAGGGTTATAATTAATCCAGACAAAGCAAAAGAAACAACAGAATCAGGAATTATATTAACTGAGGTATTGCCTGATATACCTGACAGAGGAGTAGTAGTATCTGTAGGTGAAAAAGTAGAAGAGTTAAATGAAGGTGATTATGTTATATTTGATCCTATGGGAATAACTCCAGTAACTTATGAAGAAGAAGAGTATTTCTTATTTTATGAAACTCAGATCATAGCTAAAATAGAGAAGTAATGGGGTTCTTAAAGCATTTAAAATCTACTAATCAAGATGATAACATTAGGTGGATTGTAAAATTTAATAAGAAAGGACTTATTAGAGAAGTTAAGCAAATATACAATCCTTCTGAATATTATGCCTTTAATAAACATAAAGGTAAAAATGCAAGACCTCTACATAATAAAAATGTACTTATCAAAATTCTAGAGGAAGATCTTACTAAACGCTAACATTATAGTTTAGTATACCTTGTAAACCGTTCTGTCTACTATATATAAAAGCTTGTGCTTTCTTTATATTACCGATAAAACCTTTACTATCATGCCAATAATCAGTTGCAGACATAGATGAAAGATTTCTAACAGTTATACCGTTAAGTTCCTCTATGGCCTGTAACTTCATGGCTTTATTAGTATGGAAATGCCCTCTATGTACTTCTACATACACAGTATCACTCCATAAGTTTTTAAACCTTTGAGCTATAATACCTGGAAGGTTAGCTGTTTTAGGCCCGTCACCATGATCAGATATAATAAGGTTGTTACCATAAGGTAATGCTTTCATTAAACAATCACTATTATCTACTTTAACATTTTTGTTTTTATCATAATAAAGCTCTAGTGTATCACCTAAGTGCATTACAGACTCTCTATCATGATTACCTGGTATTACCATAACATGAACATCAGCCACTTCAGATAGTATATCAACAGCTTTAATCATAAGTTTTCTAGCTTGTCTATACATATCTATATGGTAGTCTGAATTAAATTGAGGTGTGCCTCTTGTTGTTGCTGGTATAGGCCAATCTTTATCAGAGTTTAATAAATCATGTCCTACAATAAAAAGTATCTTATCTATGTAGTAACCTTGAGCTCTGTATAATAAGTGCTCTATAGCGCTTAAAAGACGGTTCTCAGCTATCTCCATACTATACTCATCTCCTTTTATACCAATCTTACCTAAATGTAAATCAAAAGCTGAGATTTCTAATAAATGTAAATCATTTCTATCGTTAGGTCTTTTTCTTTTAATTTTTGAAACTTTTGGAGATAAATTACGTAAATCTTCAATAAGTTCTTCCTTAAGTTTACTTAAGTTAAGTTCCGCTTTGATTCTTTTTAGAAATGCTTTTGTCCTAAACATTGTAACTGTAACAGGATTTCTATCGTTATCAAAACCTGTAACTTCATATGTACCAATGTCATATTTTTCTACTTCCCAATTATTTAAATCAACTTCACATGCAGATAAAAGATCCTCTAAAGACTTTACTCTAGTGCAATTTTCTGCTGTTAATATAGCATTAGTTTTGGTTTCTTGAAAATTTATAACTTCTTTTTCTTTAGGCTCTGTATCTGGATTTTTTGCTCTTAACCTTCTAGCTACTAATCTAACTTGCTCATAATTAGTTCCAAATTTTTTAGCGGTGTCTGCGTATTTGCTACGCATTAAGTGTGGGTTGTTTAATAGATACTCCCTGATTTCATCATTTAAAGACATTTTGTATTTTATTAATTATCATTAACGCCAAATCCATGCTGGCTTATCAGTGATAAATTTACAGGAACTATCTTTCCTTTTTTACGACCTCTTTTTAATTTATTAACTGCTTTATTAACAATTTTTTTGTTAGTAAAAATCTCTCCTTTATTATGTCCTTTAACAATAAAGTTATTTAGTAAGTACTTTTTTTTATTACCATCAATAAAAGTCCATTGAGATAACCAAATAGGTATATTATATCTTTTAGTAGGCTTATCCAACTAAAAACGTAAACATTACTCCATTACTATCTACAGTGTGAGCTACTCCATAAAAGTAAATCTTTTTATTTATATTCTCAAAACCTTGACATAATTCATATAAACTTAAACTTGTAGCGCTATTAAAAGTTGATGATATTATTCTATATAGTTTGCTATCTAAAGAAGTAACTCTTCCGCCTTCAACTGTATTTTCTAAATCGCTTGGAGGTGACAAACTCCAATATAAACTTATATTACTCGTTGAGCTTGTTGAGTGTAAATAGTTAATTATTATATTATTTAAATTTTCATCAGGGTTTAAAACAAATAAATTTTCTATTGAATCTACAGTTGTTAGCCTGTATCCTAAAACTTTTCCATTTGAAATTTTAGCAGCAACACTATTGGTATCAGGAACTCTTGTTCCTATAATATTTTTATTATTACGAGACTCTTGTGTGGATATAGCCTGAAGTTGTGATGTGTTTAAATTAACAGAGCTTCCGTCAGCGCTTCTATCAATATCCTGAGCTTTAGGATTTCTTTGAACGATAGGTGTTGTTCTAGTTCTTTTAGCTTTATATTTGTCTTTTATTATAGGCATATTTTTATTTTATTAAGTTATTATTAATAAGAACTAAAATCTAATTCAAAGACTAATGTAACAGTAACTTTTTCAACTGTCCCTTGAGCCTGTGAATGCTGTATACTTACACCTAAAATATCATTAGCTGCAAAAGCATTTGTTTCACTTCCAGCACCCGATTCTAGTCCACTTGTAAAATCAGCTATAGCGTGAGTTAATCTTGATGGGCCAGTAACAACTTTTGTACCTAAAAGAGATTCATTAGTGCCTGACCAACGGGTACCATCTGAAATTTTATACAATCTAAAACTCATTTCGTTACTACTAATATTACAGTGTTGAGAAGATCTCCAGTGAACTTTTAATAATTTACCAGCAGCAGGAGCTATCCAAGGAACAGCGACATTAGTAAAGGCTGTATTTTCAGATGCAGTTACAAATGGTATAAAGTGTTCGGTAGTACCTAGATTGTCAGAAAAATTACACGTTTCTACATATATTGACTTACCTCTTATAGACGAATTGACTGTTAAATTACCAGCAACAGTTGTTGTTGACCCAATAGCATTAGCTATAGTAACATTAACCCTGCTAGCCTCTCCTGCTGAAGCTGCTGTAGGGGATGATGCTACAAAAGCATCTGTAAGCGATCCTTCATGCGCAACTTGTATATTTATTTCCCCACACTCATCCCCACTATCAACTTCTTCTATAGAACCTTTTATACCTGCAAAGGACTGGTTAGTGCCAGCACTATTTTCACCTTGAAATAGTAAATAACCTAAAAACTCTCCATCAGCAGAATCAGCCGCATTCTTTCTTAACGTTATCATAGGGCCTGCACCTATTGATGTTTCTGTGCCCTCTAAAATAAGTTGTGGGTAATATTGTGTAGAAGATGTTAAATGTAGATTATCAGTGTCCATTGTAATATCATTACCAGCAGCCTCTAAGATTATATCACCTTCAGCATCTAATGTTATATTACCATCTGCTTCTATTTCAAAATGAGCTGCCGTTCCAGCGGCATCATGTGTTGTTATTTTTGTATTACCATGCTCATATACAAATAAATTAAAATTATCTACTGGTGAGGCAATACTTTCATACAATGTAAAAACCGTAAATTTAGAATCAATATCGGATCCAATATGTCCGAAATATTGAGATCCATTTAAAAGGTTTACATAAGATTGGTCTGGTAGGGTTAAGTTTATAGTGCTTGCAGACTTTATTGTTTTTACATTTAAAGTTGCATCATCATCTATATAAACATCACTACGAAATCTAGATATAAAATCCCAAATATGTTGACCAATCCATTTCATAGTAATTAATCGGTTATTCCATCAAAATCTACATATTCAATAGTAACCTCTTGATTCAACTCTAATGCTTTAGCAATATTTGGATATACTCTCTTGTACGCATTAACGGACTTTCCAACGAAGCCATCTTTGATGATGTTGTTGTTTTCCTGCGAATCACCCAAAAGTAAACATCCAGCAGTATGCTCATCAGTATTACCAGTATGTATAAGGATATATTCAAAATTTGGGACATTAGTAACGTGTAGCATTCCTTTATGTAGGCCGCCATATTTCTTTTTGTATTTATTATGAAATCCTCCTTCTTTTCTTAATTCTATATTATAAGTACCAGCAGGCACCCTAGTTTCACCTTTAACCTTTAAAGCTCTTTTCTCATCCTCTAGTGTATAGCATAAGAATTGTAGACCAAGATCTCCATCTAAAAAAAGTAAGCCAGAAGTACTATCCTCCTGGCTACTAAATCTTAATACTTTAAGTTTCATATTTTATTTATATTAGTTGTCTAAAGCGTCACAAATAAGGTATTGTAATTTTTGATCAGCTGTAGCTGCAGTAACTCTTAAAGAAGTTCCTGAACCATCAGCATTTAAATCTACAGGAGCAAAGAAAAACTCTCCTGGTTTTAAGTGACTTATTTCAACATTTTGTCCTGAATCAGGCAATACTGTAATAGCATAGTCTGTATCTACGTGCTTTAAAAATGTGTAAACTCTATCTACATTAATATCAGAACCACATTCTAATTGAGAATTACCAGTTTGTACTAAATGCTCTCCTCCGTATAATGCATGAGCTGTAGTATTAGTTTCAGCTGTAAAAGCAGGATTGTATGAAAATACAACAACTCCCCTTTCATCTGTCAATGTAAAAGATCCTGAAGCTGTATATGTTGTGTGCATTGATGCCATGTCTATTTTTTTTAATGTTATTAATTAAGCGTTTGTATCTATTTCTAAAGCAAAATACTCTACAGTTACTGTGTCTGTATCAGCTTTAGCTGTTGTTGTAGTAGTAGAACGTAAAACTGTAAAACAAAATTCTCCTGGCTCTAACACTGCAATAGGATCAGCACCACTAGAAGCGCCATTATAAACAGTTACAAAATTTGTGTCATCTAAATTACGAACATAGATTGCTCTACCGTAACCTGCAGCGGCCATAATAGTAGCGTCACCATCATGAGCTACATCTAGTCTTCCTGTAGCTACTTGATCTACACCAGTTATATTTAAACTAAAGTTACCAGAAGCGCTCTGTGAGTATCCAGTAGTTGATGTTGCTGTAACATTTGTTGATGCTGAGAATGTATAATTTTGTGGCATGATTTTATATTTTTACAAATTTAATAAATTATTTTTAAATTATTGTTATCTTTTTTTTAGATTCTTTAATCTTTTTTAGCTCTGCACATTTTTCGTACTCTTCTAATGTACAAAAATAATCAATTAAATTGTCAAATACCTTATTAGACACTTTTTTTTTAGGAGGAAATGGTAATGAACATCCGTTATATTCAAATAAATCATTAAAACTTAACTTCTTTGTTATAAGTATATAAGCATTTTGCATGCTTTCATGATAAAGTTTTTCGTCATTATCATCTTCTTTACTCATACTATTTTTTTATTTTCTCATAAGACCTACCACCAAAATAAGCTCCTATTACTGTTACTAATACTAGTTGTAGTAGGCTTTTCCATTCATCATCTACAGTAAAATTAATTGTTCCTGAGTCAATAAATATCATCAATACAGAACTAACTACTAAAAATATAAGAGTTAAAGGCCTTACGTTTTTACTTAACCAAGAATCTGACTTCATATCTGATTCCCATCTAGCAGTTACCTGTTTTTCTATTTCTATCTCATAGTTAGATAAAAGCTCTTTTACTTTTAATTCAGCAGCAAGCTTTTCTTCTTTACTTGTATGAAACTCATCTATTACGCCTCCTATACTTTTTACCAACTCATTAGCACCGCTTGAAAATAATTTACTTAACATATTAATATCCTGAATTATAATTATTATTTGTATTATTGTTTGTAGTATTATTTATAATTTGATTACTACCGTTTAACCCTTGTGAGGATGATGCTGCTGCACCATGTGTTGCTCCACCCATATATCCTGTTTGCCCTTGATATGTATGCGTGTGAAACCCTGTCTTATTATTTGCAGCGGCCCAAGCTAATGCTTCTGCAACTGTGCTATATAGTGGTATACCTCCAATACTAGTTAATAAGCTCATGTTATTTTTTTATTTATTATAGCAGTAACCTAAACAGTATCTACCAAAAGTTATTTTTTTTATAAGTTTACAAATTGCTTTTTTCATAATTTTTATTTTTTTTCTTTTTAAATATATTTAATAATGATCTTTCTTTTTTACGCGTACAAACATGGCATATTGAATCTGGTATATGTATAGTAATTTCAACACTGTCAACTATCTCATGTATTTCAACTCTATAATCGTATATGACACTATCTCTGTTTATTAACTTTAAACTTGTTAAATCGCCTATACTATCCTTATAGCGATCTTTTAAATTAGATATAGCTAAAAGTCTTTTGTTTAGTTTTAGTTGAGCTTCTTTTGTTTGTTCTTTTTTATTATTTAGATTATCTATTGCTTCGTCTGCTAGTTTTATTAAACTATCTAGATCATTATTAATTATTACGTTTGTTTCTCCCTGAGGTGTCTCTAATCCAGAGCAAGAAAATAGAATAAATAATAAGGTATAACATATTTTTCTCACCTTATATTTTTTAATGTTTCTATAAACTTATCGTTAAGCTTTTTATAATCATCTCTAAGAGTTATAACCTCTTCTTGTAATACCTTGATATGACTTGTTAAAGTTGTTTTATTGTCAACGTATAAATATCCTATTGCTATTAATGATAAAAGTAAAACTCCTGAAACAGGATTGCTTGCAAAATCTTTAAAATTTATAAGTCCTTTCATTTTTTACCAAAATATTAGTTTAATAACATAACCTATAATAGCTGTGTATATTCCCCACAAGGCTTTAGTTACGTTTGATTTCCATCTTTTCATTTGCTTAAACTCTTCTAAATTACCTAACCATACAGGTAATTCAACATCTCTTCTGTCTAACCTACTAGTGTTTTTGTTAACCCTAACAACTAAACCTTCGTCTGGATCTAATAGTTTAACCATAAGCATGTCTAGCTTGTCGTTTATTTCTTTAACGTCTCCGCTTAAAGTCTCTATATCTCTCTTCATTAACGCTATTTCTTGGGCTGCAGTTGCCATTTATCAATATTAAATTTTTTATATTTACAAAATTACTAAAAACATTTAAGAATACGCTGGAATCCCAAATTTATGATCTAAATACTTATGTATTAGCCTGTAATCATTAGTATTTTCAAATATACTTTCAAATAAAAAAATTTCTTTTATTTGTCCATCATAATAACCACCAACACTTCCGCCTACCTTATTTATAGTAAAATCTTCGGCATTACCTTGACCAATTATAGTATTAGGAGATCCCCAAACGCTTGATTCTGAAGTCATATTTCCATTACTAGCCCTTTGTATAATATAATATTGTAACTCTGGATCTCCAACATTTGGCACAAATGCTTTACCATGATCAAATGCAGTTCCTTGCCCATCAGCATTAAAAGTCATAGTTTTGTTTCCTGTTATATGTTGTGGTCCTAATGCTAAATAACTATTAGCAGGCTCACCTGAAAGTAAAGTAGAACTTTGAGCAGCGTCAGGCTTAAAAACAATAACAAACGTAAAGGCTCCACTAACCGTAATGTCAGCTCCATCAATAGCTAAAACATCATCTGTCCCATCAAAAATTAAATCGTTTGTTTTTTCTTGACTGTTTATTGCATCAATTAACGCAATATCAGGCTGCCTACTTGCTGTTCCCTGTATAAAAGGACTGGTAAGATCAGCTTGATTTTTCCACATAGAAGGAGAAACGTCTATATCGTTTTTTAACCACAATACTAAATCATCTTGATCAGAAGGCTCCCATCCTACAGTATAGTCTGATTTAGAGTTTACTAGTCCTAGTCCTAAAGCCATTTAATCCAATTTTTAGGATTAATATAATATGATATTGTTTTTTTTGGAATTACTTTAACATATAATGTATTGTCTTTTATTATATGCATTGAAATTTCTGCTTTGCTTTTAATTTTTCTTTTAGCTAGTTTTTGTATAAATCCCATAATTAACCTTGCAGTCTACCCTTACTATATGACGGATGATCTAAAACGTGCCTGCATTTAAAAGCTCTTGCTGGGTCATTGCTAGAGCCTGTAGATTCAAATATACCGTTTTTGTTTCCAGAATTAAAATTATAATCAAGAACTAATCTATTTGAAGACACATAGTTACCAATATTTTTATGCATTTTTATACCACTACCCCCTTCATATATAGCTGCAACTTCATTTACACTTAACACGGTGTCCCATGCAGAAAATCCAGACAGCCTTATACTGTGTGGGTTTAAATGTATAACATTACTATCACTTGAGCTGTTTTGACCTCCAAAAATAAATGGGCCTGTAGGGTTAAAAGATCTTCTTTCAGAGTCAGTCATATCTGAGCGTTCAAAAATCACTCCTTCCACTCCATCAACAAAAATCCGCTTTTTTATTACACCATCTATTAACTCTGATGTAACTATTATGTTGTACCATTTTCCTGCTCGTGAGTCAGTTTTACTTATATCAGTAGCGGCACCTTTATGAGAAAGATGATTTGAATTTTGTCTAACCAAAATCATTCCACGCCCAGACTCTTTTTCGTTTTGCCCATTTATATTTACAAAATATCCTTGACGAGTATTTCTATCAGCGTGCGTATACCCAAAACTTGTTGTGCTTATATTTGAAGTTGTAAGTTTTATCCAAGCACTCCAACTATGGTTATTTGTAAAAAGGCTGTGTGTTATAGGTATTGTAATATAAGACCCTCTCTGGCCACTAGTCTGTAAAGAACCAGGCAATACATGTGATTTTGCTTTTGGTGATATGATTGTACCTAAGCCTAACATTAATCTCCTATATAGGCTATAATCATTCCAGAACCTACATTAATGGAAGACCATCTTCCAAAAATAGTAATTCCTGCTGGAAACTCATCAGCAACATCTACAGCATCACCACCTCCTGCTTGTGCGTAAACTGGATTACCAGCAGCATCTAATGTTGTAGGATATTTTCTTTCGCTACCATCATACTCAGCTACTAACCCACCGTTAGTATCAAATGTAGTTGTACCCAATATAGTTATTGCTATAAAAACTTTATTTGTAGGAGGGGTAATTGCCCCATCCACTGATGTGAATACAGATCCATACTGTCCAAAATTTTTGTTTACTAAATCATCTATGTTTGCCATTTTATTATTGTTTTAATATTAATATCCTACTGGTGCTAAATAACACAAGCATGATCCTTCATGTAATTCTACATAATCCCACTTTCCGTATATTGTAACTCCTTTTGGAAATCTTACAGTGTTATCTATCGCTATAGAATCATTATCTCCTAAATTTGTAACTGCTCCAAAAGCATCATCTATTTGTGTTTCGTTCGTGTCATCTGTACTTATAGACCCTATAACCCCATCAAGAGTTTGTATAGCCTGAAACTTAGTGTCTGACAAAAATGTAATTGCTAATACAAATCTATTAGCAGTAGATCCATTTAAATCTAATATAGCCCCATCATTCTCTAAATAAACAGAACCATAACTGCCAAAAGATGCTTTAAATAAGTCGTTTACGTTCATATTTTAATTTTTTACAAATATACAATTTTTATCTTATTAATGAGCTTGTTTCTTTTTTTGGTTCACTGTCACCAAAGAAAATATTTTGCATATCTTTTCTAGCTTCAGATAAAGGCGCTATATCATACTTAAGTGTTTTCATAGCTTGTGAGTCTCCTTTATCACCGTATGGACCACTTCTCTTAACCTTATCACCTCTAACTGCTTCTCCTATAACTTTAGTAGCATTTCTTAGCGTACTATAAGAAGAGGGTTTAATTGTGTAATTTGTAAATCTATTAATATCTGTAGTTACAAATACATCATGAGACAACTTCTTCATTGTTCTCAGTGTTGTAGAGTCAATATCGTCATCATCTTCTGCAAGTGCAATCAAGCTTAATAAAGTTACTCCTATACCTATGCCGTTTAAATGATTGATAATTTCCTTTTGTCTTACCTTACTAGACTCATTGAATATATCTATAATGTTTTTCTTTGTTATTTCTCCAGCAAAATACTTCCTAAATAGATTTACAACAAACTCGCCTGATGCTCTATAACTACCTATGTTTACTTCTCCAAATCTATTTATGTCTTCAGGCTTTAATCTATCTCTTAAGGTGGTAACAAACCATTTTTTAAATTGCATTAACGCTCTACCATAAGAATACATAGATAGTGTGCTTGCGTCTAATGCTGTATACCCCTCTCCGTGTAGTGTAGATATCTTATGATTAATCTGCATTACTCGTTTGTCTGTAATAGGATCAAGACCATCATATTCTCTTTGTGTCAGCTCGCCTAAAAATGCAGCACCTTGTATGTAACTTTCTGATCTATCCATAAATATATAAGACCACCTCTCTAATGTTCCATACAATCCTTTTCTTTCAGATAAGTGTATAAATTCATCAAAACTATATTCTACTATCCTGTGTTTTTTTAATAGATTCCAAGACTTATCCTTACCATCAACCCAGTATCTTTTTTCTCCTAATATAAACTGCTTACCACCTCGCTTACGTAACTCTTGATATTTACCTGCAAGTATATTCCCTACACCAACACCCATATTAAAACCAAGTAATCTCAAGGATGTTAATCTAACGAAGCCATCTATAATCTTGTCTCCTGTTTTACCAAGAACACCTTCTTGCTGTTTCTTTTCTAAGAACCCTTCTTTCCACCATTTAGTTAAATACTCTACAGCCTTTTTATTATCTAAGCCTTTATTAAACCCTATAATAGAATCAGTAAGGACAGCCATCTTATTCATACCACTAAAGCCATCTGGATTTTTCTGTAAATTCTCTCCATGCATAAATAGTGAGCTTCTTACAAACTCTAACATACCAGAATGTATATCATAACTAATAGTAGCAGCCTTAACGCCTCTTCTTCTTTCATACTCTTGTATTAACTCTGCATCTATATTATTAATAGTATCACTATCACCCATCATTCTCTTAAGTCTTGAGCCGTTGTTTATTAACGCGTCATACTCTGCGTCAGATAGCATAATAGTTTCTCCGTCCATATGCATACCTCTAGACTTGTAGTCTTTAGCTAGTTTTCTTAACTTTTCTAACTCATTTATTTTCTTACCAGACTCTAGCGTAATAGAACCACTTCTACCTTTATAAACATCATACTTCCATTCGTAAAAAGTTTTATAAACTTTGTCTCCGTTTTTGTCAACCCCTCTTACTCTAACTCTATTGTAATCACTAGAGTCTATTGTTGTGTTATATAATCCAAACAATCCACTTCTTGACATTGATTCTATATTGCCCATTTGCATACCTGGCACTACAACATCTTGTACATTTAATAAATCACTTCCTATCTTTTTAAAAGCATTGTAGTAATTAATCTCTTCTTGTGTTAATTCTTTTTCATTGATTTCTTGCTCACTTAGCAATCTTATATTGCCATTTTCTAATGTTGCTATATTACCGTATATAAACTCATATCTTGCATTAGCATCAAAGCCTTGCCTAACTCTTTCTAAAATACTTAAGCTTTTCATTTTAGATCTTTTAAGAGACCTGTTAGCACTTTCTATAATGTTTTTGTATTTTGTAAAAGCTCTTAAGTAAGCTCTGTACTGTTCTTGTACTTCGTTAATTAAATATTGTATCTCAGGTCTTTTAGATGTCATATCATTAGAACCTAACCATTTTTGAAAATTACTAATGTCTTCTTGTGCTACACCATCAACACCAGGAGTATTATATTCATAACCCTGCTTTGCCCCTAGTCTTCTAAGTTTTTCAGATTGTATTGCAAATGCTCTTTGACCTATTTCTTTTTCTATAGTATGAGCAATACCTTTAGTAGCTGAGTTGTCCATTTTTCTAAACTTAACCCCTAGCTTATATAGATTATCCATTTTATAGCTAGATAGTGGCTTGCTTTCTAACTTAGCTTCAAACTCTTTAACTAATCTATACTGCTCTCTATATGTGTCGTATCTATTTCTTAGTATAGTAAATGTATCTGATTCTGGAGATATTTTAGACAAATCAATTCCTTTATCTCTAGCCCAAGTATCTATAGATAGCATTCTAACACCGCTTCCTAAATAATCATTATTATAAGAAGTATCAGAAGATATTATCTTTTTAGCTTTTCTTGTTGGGTCTACAAAAGAATTATCTAACTTAGAGGCTATGTCTACCTTATCTTCAGTAGAGTATTTCTGGTTTCCAGATATTATACCACCTAATCCAAGCATGCTTCTTGCGTCTGTATACTCTGTTGCAAGTGAACCTACTAAGTTTGCTTCTCTAGTTTGATTTTCTTCTATAATAGCAGATATAGATTTATTTATCTTTTCTATATACACATCATCAAAGAAAGGCACAAAAGATCCAGCAGCACCAGCTCCTCCTGTAAATCCAAATCCATTAAACTGCGCTTCTAATGCAAACACAAAATCTTTTTCAGTTTCAGTAAGTTGATTAAAGGATTCTTTTATTTGCTCTATAGCCTTATAAGATGTAAACTCTGTAATTTCAGCCCTATTAATAACTACCTTATTACCCTTTTCATTAACCTCTATAATTCTATTTAAGAATTTATTCTCTTTATTACGTCCTTGTAATAATTTAAATTCCTCTATTAGTGTAGAGCCGTCTTTTAGTGCATTAGGATTTAAAAACTCAATTTTATTTTTTAAGTTATTTATTATAATTTGATTTATAATCTTTGGTTTAGTTAATTTGTTTTGGTTTAACTCCTGAAAAGTAGCATCATTAATAATATCTCTCATATACTGAGTATATCTTATATCAGTTCTTTGTGCTCTTTCTAATACACTGTCAAATAATCCCATAGCATGTTGTACAATACTATTACGCGAACTAGCTCCTAATGTGTATGATATATTTAATCCACCAGCCTTAGCTTTTTCGTTTATAATAACAGGGCCAGCTTGTATTCTTGCTATATCATCTCTTATCTTTCTAAGCTCTAAAGGATTCTTTTCTATAGTTTGATGTACAGTAAACGCTTTAGAAAAAGGCCTTACTATATCTTGATTGTATTTGTTTAAACCATATAGCATTAGTATAGTGTCAATCTCTGCCGTTGCGTCCTCTTTAGACAATGCGTCTAAATTTATCTCAACACCCCCTGTAATTCTATTAGCTAACTTATCCCAAGCCTTTTGATTGTAAGCTCTGCCCTTTTCAGTTTTTGTAGTTAATCCTTTTACACCTCTTTTTTCTAAGAACATAACTAACTCGTTAAAGTTTATAGTTTGATCTTCTAAGAACATTTCTTTAATATCACTATCTTTTGATATATAGTTTTTACTTCTACTTCTTTTAAACTCCATATACTCTTTTACTATAGGAGAATTAAATAATACTGATAAATCATTTAAGGAATACCCTAATCTTCTTAAAGTAACATAAGGGAATACACTCTGCATATCTATACCAAGCTTACCAGCAAATTGATGTTTAGCGTTATCTAATGCTATATTAAGAAGCTGTGCTACACCAAACCAATTACCTACACCACCCTCTAATGAAGAATCATCAAAAAACTTGTCTTCCGTTTTATTATTAATCTTTATACTAAAAGGTAGTTTTTCTTCTGTGTTAGAAAATATATTAAACGTTCTTTGTAATGCTGCGATTATACCAACTAAGTTCTTTGCTGGCACATTGTCCTCAAACATTTGCGCATCACCCATAGGTGTGAGCTGTGACTCTTCTTGTTTGGCTTTAGACCCGTAAATACTTTCTGCTTTTGCAATAGCTTCTTTAGCTGCGTTTTCAAAATTAATATCAGCCTTAATTTCTGCTTGTCTTTTAGGTTGGCTAATTAACTGCACATACTTGTCAAAAAACTCATTAGAAAACTCTCTCCATTCTTTACCTTTCTTTTTAACTTCTGCGTTTGTCCATTTAAAATTCATGTGAACCGAATCGCCATCTAAATCGGCTCCCCAATTCTTACTTACATGTGCAGGTATAGTAATATTAGATGTTGGTGAGTTTCCTATTTGATCATGAAAATCTTTTACTACAAAAATAGAACTACTTACTTTACCGTGAGCAGGCACCCTTGTTCCAATAAACAAATCTCCTTTTTTAACTCCGTCTTTTTGTAAGTAACCAGGAACAATAGCTTCTGAAGCAATTACACTCTCATCTCCTTTAAATAAACCTTCTTTATAAGATTGTAGCCCCATACCTAGACTTGCAGATTGATAAGCAATAGAACCTTTAGTGTACATTTTAGTACCTTTGTGTGTTATACGTCCTGTTGCTATAGAGTTATAAGACGCACTAACAAAAGGATATCTAGGATCAACTTTAGGAAAAACAGAGTCTAGTAGTACACCAAATACATCTGCGCTTACAGAAGACTTAAATCCATCTCTCTCTTGTAGGACTTGTGATTCTGTAGCCATGTTATCTACAATAAGGCCATTTTGTTCTCCAGCATTATTTCTAGAATAATTGTTTGCTTCCATTACTCTTTGTCGTAATATAAACATTTCCTCTACAATTGCTTGCTCCTCTTTAGTTTCTATGTTTGTTGCTAAGTTGTAGAATAATTGAGAAGGAAAGAATCTTTCACTTGCTTGCTTATCTAATTCTAACTGTATACCTAATCCCTCTCCTGATAATGCTTGGTAACCATTGTCTCCTTTATATATCTCATCTTGACTAGCCATTATTTGATCTATGTTTTCAGATGTAGAAACATCGTATACATACTTACTTCCTGTTTTACCAGAAGGTCCATCAAAGAATAATTTAGCAGCAGATTCAGATGCAGCTATAACAAGATTACCTGGAGTGTTAGACATTTCTTGAACTTGCTCTTGTCTTTTTCTAAGCATATCTCCTATGTTTTTAAGATAAGGACTTGTTGATTCTAGCTTAGGTGTTAATGTGTGTACGGCAAACTTTAAGTATGTTGTATTCCCTTTTAGCTTACCTTCTGTTTCTGTATAGTGATATACAAACTTAAATACATTACCTACCTTTTGTACTTCTCCATACTTAGCTCTAATGTATTTAGCTTGCTCAGGAAGAACATATCCCATTGCATCATTCTCAATGGCAGTACCTTCTTTTTCATCAGTACCTATATTACCCTCCTCATCAACAAAGTAATCTTTAATGATAATAGGCTCTATTTGTGTATTTCTATCAAATACAATATGACTAGCTATTGAACCAGCAGCTCTTTTAATATAGTCTATTTGGTCTTTAGATTGCCTATGATCATGTACAAACAATTGTTGAGCCATAAACTTATTAGCAATATAAGATGTTAAGAAAGCATCTAAAGCAGAATCTAAATTTTTAACCTCTTTTAAATCAGTATTGCCTTTAAATAACTCTGCATTTTTATTTGCATATTCTTTCCATTTTTTTATAAGAGAAGGCATTTCTTTAATCTTACCATTTTCTATAGTATATGGAAAGACTTTACTTCCTTTTAAATACTTAGCATTATAAGCAGGATTGTTTTTTACTTTAGTAAGCAATAACTTTTTCATTTTATCGTTATGAGCTATAATACTCTCTACATAGTATCTTCTACTTTTATCAGAAAATACTGCAATAGCCTGATCATATATACCCATTGCTTCGTTACCAGCCATTAACTCATTGTACTTAGATAAGAAGCTAAAGAAATCACCTGCTATTAACTCACTAGGTGTTACGCTATTTAATTTTGATGCTCTACCCTCATACTTAACGCCATCAGCTCTTGTGACTAATGTCCTCATCATTCCTGAGTGTATAGTAAAGTTAAAAGGATTAGTTGTTACCTTGCCTTCACTGTTAGATAATACTCCAGCTTGCTTTTTTCTAAAAGCCATATCAGCATAAATATTATTATTAGGGTGCATAACGCTATCTGACTCTATAATAGTTTCGTTGTTTATAATAGTTGCTACATTTTTAGCTCTATTATGCAAACCATTCTCCTTATTAAACACACTTATGCCATCTCCCTCTACATTATCTACCATAGATAAATAGTTAATAGCTCTAGAAGCTACAAGACCTTCTGTAAGTATTACTTTTAACTCACCCTGCTTGCCGTATATTAATCCTTTAGCCTCATACTTTCCTATTTTTGCAGCAAACTTACCTTCTTTAGTTATACCCATTAAAGATTGGTTCTCTAAATTAGGCTTGCCATTTTTAAATCTAGTATGATTAAAAAGTATCTGACTTAATGTTTGTCTTTTGCCTTTAAATAATATCCTTGCATTTAATAAAGCGTCCTTGTCTATTAAAACACCCTTGTTAGTGTCATCTAAAATTTCAGACAAAACTCTTTTAGCAGCTGTGTTTATATCGTTCTCATCAAGAACTTCTTTAAATTTATTTTCTTTAGAGTTGTAAAATAAGTTATCATATATTTGGGCTATTCTTTTACCCTTACCTGTGTTTTCTTTAAGGTTATTCATAACATCATTTATAACACCAGCCTCTAAAGTTTTACTCATGGTTTTATAAGTTTTCCACTTTCTAGCGCCCATATATCCGATCTCTAACGCTTGTTGTGTTAAAACCTCTATATTAATACCTTCTATTGGGCCTTTAAGCTCCATTAGTTTAGCATTAGTAAGAACTTTGTCTTTACCATAAACACCATCTAACACCCTTAACATAGCCATAATCTCAGCACTATCAGACTTTCTTAATGTAGGAATAAAATCAAATGGATCGTTCTGTGTGCTTTTTGCTATAACATACATATCATATAACAACTTCTTTCTGTTAATTACATTGTCAGGGTTTTTAAAGTTATATACTTCTGTTATCTTTTTTATAAAATTAGATGTAGTTGTTGGTAGTGCAATTATCTTATTAGATTCTTTGTATTGATCTGACTCAGAGGCCTGATCCATGTTTTCTTTTTCATTTAAATCTAATCCTATATCGGAAAGCTGATTATCTAATGTTTTGTCAGCTAACTTTAAGTCTGCAGGTCTTGTAATTTGAACTATAATAGCTTTTACATACTCTCTTAATTGTTTAACATCTGCAACTTTTAAGTTAGAGTCTTCTGCTATTCTTTTCATAACTCTATTAGTCATAACAGTAGGAGTTAAACTTCTACCTATAAAATCTCCTATATAAGAAGATACTGCTGAGTATGTAGCTCTAGATGCAAATGCTTTCTTATTAGCTCTTTTAATATCACCATAAGCAGAGTTTTGCACTACAGGTATAGTACGCTCTCCAGAATTAAAATCTAGTAAGATGTGCTTAATAGAAGCCTCTAAGTCTAATGACTGTATGTTATCTACAGATAAATCTAAAAGTCTTTTAGCTTCCTCGTCAGTAGCTAGCTTCTTAGTCTTTTTATAAAACTCAATTAAATCTTTCTTTAATAATTCTTGAGCTTCTGATCCTTTTACAACTGAATCAACTGTTCCTTTAGAGTAAGCTTCTAGCGTTCTAGTAAATGTTTCCTCAAGTAAATGTCTTTGTTGGTCTACTCTAACATCCTTAACTCCTTGTGCTTTTAATTGTATTCTTAAGTTATTAAATAACTCTGTACTTCTTGCGCTATCTCCTTGTCTTTCTGCTATTGCAATGTTTTCTGCAATGCTTATAACGTCATTAGTAGCGTCTGGTTTATTATTAAGTGCATTTCTATAAATACTACCTAAAGTCAGATTATTACCCTTATAACTCATTAAAGTTAGCTCAGGATATTCTTCTCTAGTTTTTTGATATAAAGATGATTTAGGTAAGAGCTTTTTAATTCTTTTCATTAATGGAGTGTCTTCCATTAAGCCGTAATACACATGTCCTAATTCGTGTATTAAATCAGTTTGTTCTACTTGATTCTCATTAATTAAAACAACAGAACCTATTGCTAAAGATGTAGCTTCTTGTCCATAGTCGTCTGCTAGTTTAGATGATATTACATACCCACGCGCGCCTGGGAATTGTTTTTGTACAATACTTCTAGTTAGTGCTGCTGCTCCTAATCCTGAATGAGTGTATACTTCTAAATTACGATTAATTAATATATCCTCTTGTGCAGGAATATTCTTAAAAGACTTATCAAGTAATTTTTTAAAACTTTCTTTCGTTTGCTTAACAGAACCTATTACTTTATCTATAGTACGAATATCAGTTTTCTTTGCTTTTTTTACAGGACCTGTATCTTTTTTGTAGGACTGGTATTCTAATTGACCAATAACTTTATCTCCTACTATAACTTGAATTTTACTTTCATATAGTGGAGCTCCTTTTTGATACTGAAAATATAGTTTACCATTTACCTCAACTACATCAGCCATACCAGCTACTGGCTCTACTAAATTTAACTTTATATTTTGTGGTGTTTTTGTTAAGGCTTCTGCTCCAAAAGGTTTAGATGTAAAAAACTTAATAACTTTTCCTGTTGCTGTTTTTAACATATAGCTAGTAGTATTTGCCTTACCTTCTTTATCTACTACCTTAGATATGCTTGCAGCCTCTAACTGTATTCCCTTCTTTTTAAGAGCTTCTTCTGTCTTGCTATACTCTTCTGTTTTAGGAACTACTTGGGGTTGGTCTTTTTTTTTTACGTCTTTGTCAGACTCTTGTTTCTTTTCTTCAGCAGCTTCTACTGTTTCTTTCTTAGCTTCTTTAAATTTCTCTATGGCTTCTTTTACGTCTTTATTGTTAATGATTTTATTTACCCCACTACCAATAATTTTTAATGCAGCCTTTATTCCTATTTTACCAGCTTCTAAAGCTTTAACTAATTTTTCTTTAGCAGAAGGAGTTATTTCTTCTTTAGTATATTTTTTAACGTCTTCTATAGCTTTTTTAGTTTCTTTTGATGTAACTTTATCTTTAGCTTTACCAAATAAACCTTTAGCTCCTTCTACAGCCTTACCTCCTAATTCTTTAGCACCTTTTACAACTTTAGATATAATAGAAGGATCTGCGTCTGCTTTCTTCTTAGCTTCTGCTTCAGCTTCCTTAGCTCCTTCTTGGCCATATATGTTAATCTCATCTTTAGTTAATCCTTGAACTTTAAACCTAGCATCTCTTTTTCCAGTTGATTTAGCTGTAGGAGCTTTATCTACCCTTAAAGTATATATGTCTTCTATTTCTCTATTTAAAACAGCCATATCTTGATCTAATGTTTCCATTATAGATAAATGATTTTGCTCTAAAATAGAAAGAGCTTTTTTCTGTTTTTTCTCGTCTTTAATGTTTTCAATAGTAACAGCTTTATCGTTCTCATAAGAAGCTATTTGTAATGCTTGTTGTGCTTGGTTTCTAGATTTTCTTGTCTCTCTAAAAAATGCTTGTTTTGCACCAGTTTCAGTGAGCATACTATTAACTGTATGCTTTTCGTAATTCTTTTCTGCTTGCTCTATTGCTTGAATGTATTCATCAGCAGTTTGTTGGTCCATCTTTTTATCCTTAACCATATTGTTAACATACTCCATAACAATAGATCCGTCACCTCTATAATTCCATACATTAAGTGATATAATATTATCTTGTACCATTTGCTCTGCAACATACTGTTGATCAGGTGTTTTAGCCGCATCCATTATTTGAGCATTAGTATTAACGGCTTCTTGATGCTCATTAAGAGCTTTATTCCTTGCTGCTGCTGAGTCAAAATAACCTCTAGTACCACCCATAGCTCCTCCTAGTCCTACAGAAGACCAGAATAAATCTCTAATTTCTGGCTTATAATTTCCGTATTCATCTTTAACCCAATCAGTCATAGATTCGTAATCTTCACCTTTAGCTTCTTGTATGTTAGTATATTTAATCCACTCTTGATATGTTTCTTGTATACCTTCTGTTATACCTTCAACACTTGCATAAGCTCCTGCTGCTGGTAAGTTAGGTAATACTTTTCTTACAGTATGAGCAGTAAGTCCTTTTATACTAGCTTTAAATGGATTTGATTTTAGAGGATTAAGTAATAACCTTTTAGCCATATTTTTACCTATTCCACCAAATAGTAATCCATATTGAACCATATCTACACCCATCCACTTAGCATTATCAGTCATCACGCCAGCTGCATGATCAGCCGCTTCACTAGGTGTAAATCGCTTGCTTCCATCAGGATTTACTTCGTGTAACATTTCAGTATACGCTTCCCCTGAAAGATAAGCTCCCTCCGCCATATTTGCAGCAGCACCACCACCAACAAAACCTCCAATATTACGCATAAACTTTGTTTGAGCATATCCTTTTTTACCACCATCATATGCTAACTTCCCTAAAATACCAGATCCTTTTATTCCGTTACCACCCATTCCTATACCTTTACCCATAGCTCCAACAGGAACGCCTACTTTTCCTAATTTATTAGCTTTAGATATACCTTTAGCAGAGAACACTCCAAATCTTCCTAACAATGAAGCTCCTATTTTAGCACCTCCTCCATAAGGTATAACAAATGACATAGCATAAGGAACTAGTTTAGAAATCTTAGAAGACCAAAATTCTCCCTTAAACATATCTTGAAAGGTAATGTCTTTTAAATCTTCAGAAAGAATTAATGCATTTTCGTTTTGATATTCTGTACCTATTTTTTGAAACCATTCACCAACAGAAGTAGAAGGCTCTACATCTCCTGGTCTAGCCCAAGCATTAATAAAATCTACTGTTTCACCAGTACCATATAATAAATCACCCCAACCTGCTTTTAATCCTCTTTCAACTCTTTCTCCAGCAGAACCTATCATAGCATTAGGATCTACTATTTGTTGATTAGGAGCAGAGCCATATGTTAATTCATCTAATTTACCATACTCATCAGCAGCTAACTGTGAAGCAGCTTGCCCTTGAGCCATTCTATTAAAAGTTATATCTTCTTGTGATGAATTGTCTAGTCCCTGTATCATTGAGCTTAATGTAGATGTCCCTTCCATAGGAGCATCATATTGCTGGTTGATTGCCTGTTCTGGACTAGGTACTGTTACATCGTTTTTTGCTAAATCACCTAACAGTATATTCAGCCCTGATTTATAGTCATCTGCCATTACTTCTTTTTATTTTTAAATCCAGACTTCATATTAGAATATGCTTTTTTAGATATTGTAGTGTTCTTTTTTGATCTAGAAGTTCCTGCTTTTTTTCTAGCATTCATGTTTGCGTATAATCCTCTTGCTGGCATAATTAATTTTGGTATTGTGATAGTTGTTTACTTAATTTTCTGCTTTTCTTGTGCCTACTTTCAGGCATTATACTTTGACTATATACATCATACTTGCCCTCTTGTATTGCCTTTAACATATCTAAAACTCCTGGGCTTTTATTAATTAACCCTTTCTTAAGAACTTGTGTAGATAAAGCCATATACTCAGAAGAGTTTCTTGCTACTTTATCTCCAATTTGTACTGGATACTCTCTTTCTTGTTGCGAATCTACATATAAATCTGCCATTAACAAAGGAATAACTTGTTGAATTTTTGCTGAAGGCACATTAGCCATACCTAGCCCTATTGATAAGGACTGATCATAAGCACTTACAAATTCATCAACAGCAGGAGCAGAAGGTAAATTCATTTGTTTCTGCAATATATTATTAAAAGACGCTCTTCGTTTATTGTTATGTGTTTTTTGAGCTAAGCTTTGTTCGTATGTTGCCATTTGTGTTTTGACTCTATTTAAATCTGTAGAGTCAACCGTTTCATTTAAAGCTGTTTGAATTGTAGCGTCTCCCATATCTATCTTCTTATAGTAAGCATCATCATGACTTACCATATCGTCATCTATAAGTTCTGCTACTATAACGTAATCAAATACTGTATTAGCGTATTGTTCTCTTAACTTATTCATATCCTCTTCATTAGAAACGTCTGTAAGTAAAAACGAATCACCATCTTTGTTCTTACCTTCTAATGCAATATGATATCCAGTTAATCTTAAGTCATCTGTTTCTGATTCTTGCCATGAGCCTGATCCTGTTAACCAAGTAGACGCTATGTCGCTGTCTGTAATTTTATGTCCTTTTGAAGTGTATAAGCCGTGCATAGAGATATCATTTACTTGACGTGTGCTAGAATTATATCTAGATGATTTAGCTTCATCTCCATAATCACCAGCCCAAGATTGTGTTATAGCGTTTTCAAGCATTATATTATTAGCAAACACTTGACCACTAGCAACCATCTGTGTTCCTTTAGCAAAAGGAGCCTTCATACCTTTGTAGCTTTTTACCTCACTATTCTTGTCATAACCCCCTAATCTATCCCAATCTATAGCAGCTGTTCCATCAAATAATTCTTTAAATGATACGCCTTGATCTCTATTTCTAAAATAATCACTACCTTTAGCAATACCAGTGCTTCCTACAGAATCTAAAGATCTAACCAATTCTGTAGCAAACTCTGTATCTATCTCTTTAGTACCATATATACCTTTATCATTAAAGAACCCAGAAGATTCATCATAATTTAATTCTCTTGCTAACCAGGTTCTTATATCTTCTTGACTTAATGATTGCATAAATGCTTGTGGATCATCAGGATTCTGATCATTAACCATGTCTATTATAATATCCGAAGTATTACTTCCTATTATTTCATCTAAATCTACTTGATCAGAAATACTTAACGCTTTACTAGCTTGATCTAAATAATCTTTTCTAGGTCCATGAAAAATAAAATTGTCTGTTTCGTTATTTACAAACTGCTGGTATCTTGCGGTTTGACCTGATGTTATAAATTGTTTATTTTTTGGATCTAAAGCATGCTTGTGATATGCCTCTAAAGAAACTTTATTTTGGTTGATTCGTCTAGATACTGGATTGTCTTTTAATTTAGCCTTATATTCTTGCATTAAATAATCTAAATTACCATATAGTCTAGCGTTATCTATAGATCCATGTTGTCTTAATACGTCTTGTATGTTTTTCCATCCAGATAAGTCTGTATGCCAATTTGTAAAATCATCTACATCTTTTTTTCTTGCAAATCCGTTATCAGTGTATATGTCTTGTAAAGCTTTATCTGTAGATGCTGATAGTTGTTGTTGATATGCTTGGTCTCTGTTTAACTCTTGTAATTGTTGATTTTTAATTTGCTGCTCCTGTTGCATTTGCTGTAATGCTCTAGCATCACGATTTGCTTGGATATCTCCAGCTGCTTTCATTGGGCCCGTTAGAGCATCAAAAAATCCATAATCTATTCCCATAATTATTCGTTTGTTCCTGTGTTCCCTTGGTTATTCATCATTCCCTCTATTGTATTATAAATATTACTTACATTTTTTTTATTTAAAAGCGAACTATTTCCTCCAAAATTAGACATAAGGTTTGTAAATGCAGCTGATGTAAATGTAGCTGCTGCTTTTTTATTAGCAACCTGTCTTTCCATGTCCTCTGCTCTTTCTTTTTCTGTTTGTTGTATATCAAAATTTTCTTTGAACATCATAAGTTTTTCATACTTCTCTTGATTTTTTGATTGTAATTCAGAGTCTTTAGCTGCATATTGTAATAATGCAGATGATCTTTGAGCATCTAATATCCCAGAAGACGCTAAAAATCTTGCTCTTTGACCTCCAGAACCTCTAACTGCATTTTCTAATCCTTTTTGATAAGCACCACCTATTTCTTTTCTAAGCAGTCTAGTCTGATCAGGATTAAATCCTGTTTTAGCAAGCTCTCTACTTTGTCTAAGATGCTGCATAAACATAGGTGATAACTGTGCGCTTGCTTGAGGCTTTACTTCTTTCATTGCCTCCTTCAACCCTTTCTTACCCATCACATAGGATATAATACCTCCTGGGCCTCCAACATAATCTAGTATTTTATTAGCCCCTTTAAATAATGCGTCTCCAGCTTTACCAAGCTGTTTCATTCTGTATTCAGGATCAATTGTAGGGTATTCCTCTACCACCTCTTCTTCTGCAATTATTTTATCTGTAGTTGTTTCAGGTATAACCACTTCTTCCTCTTCTACATCAGTTGTTGCGTTAGCATTAATATCAGTTCTTGTTGTGTGTTGTATTTCATTTAAATCTGAAGTTGGGTTTGGATTACCATTATTATCTATAACATGCCATTCGTTAGATTCTTCATTCCATACATAAGTATTCTCTCCAATATTTAATGGTCTAGTTTTGTCAAGATTTTCATCGTTATTTATAGCGTCTGGCCAATTTTCATATGATTGTTCGCCAGTTTGATTTTGTTCTATATCAGACGTTGTAACATCTGGGCCCGTCTGTATTTCTACTTCATTGCCATTTTCGTCTAAAACAACAGTTGATTCAACCTCTCCTTCTTGTGCATTATCTATTTCATTATTAATTTGGTTTATTCTGTTCTGCTCATCAATTATAGATTGTTCTTTTTCTGCTTTTATTCTTTTCCATTCTATATGCTCTGCACTTCCTTCTACTCCCTCCCACTCATCTTCTGTTGCAGGGTCATCAGCACCATAATTACTATTATAATTATTTGCACTTTGAAAAGCTTCTTTTTGTGCTTTAATTTCTGCTAATTCTCTTTCAGCTCTTTCTACTTGTTCTGGCTCATACCCTGGTAAATATCCCTCATCATCACGATTACCTCCTATAAGAACACGGTTATTTTTTTCCTTTTCAACTCTATCCTCTGCTTTTTTTAAGGCAGCATCCCACTCTGCTTGAGTTTTAAATTTACTGTCTTTTAATACTTTTTGATTTGCATTGTATTTTTCTAAGTCTACTTCTTCTGTTTCTACTACAACATTTGGATCTGCTACAACATTTGTGTCAACAGCATCTGGATCAGCTACGACATTTGGATTTACAACTGGATCTACAACTGGATCTACAGTAGTACCTATTTGATCTACATTTACATTATTATCTACATCAATATCTCCTGTTGGTG